TGACCTAACAGTATACGGTGGCTGCTTGAATACAATTTTACCTTTCCCATTAGTCTGATTGAGACACATTGGATTATCAACAGCATTACAGCGTTTAAGATGTAATATTTCTGCTATTTCCATTTGTTCGAATGTCCCTGTTTCTAAAATCTCTCTTTGCCATTCTTTTGGTCTGGCTTCTATGAGTGGTCTTACTAATTCTGAGGAACAGATATAACCATCATCTTCTGTTCCAGTATGTCTTCCAATGTAAAACATTTCTGATGGCATATGTGTCCACCTATATATAAACGAGAACTTCATTTATTTACCTTCTTTGATTTACCTTTATTCCAAGGTTCGCGTCCTTTTAGTGAATTTGCCATCTTTCTAACTCCTTCTTCTGGCATTTGTTTACCTTTATTCCATGGTATAGATTTACCTTTCTTGGCAATACTCATTTTAATCCTAGCCTCAGGACTATTAAACTTAACTATGAATCTACCATCACCATTATGTTGATTATATGATAGAGGATCATTTCTAGCATCACAGCGTTTAAGATATTCTGTTTCCTTACAAACAACTTCCTCTTTGGTAGTACCAATATACAAAAAGGATTTAATCCATTGAGTTGGATTAGCAATAATCAATGGTTTAACAATTTTACTACTACAAATATAGGAATCACCTGGATAACTCCCACGAGCAGTATGAGATCCTATATAATACATGCCTGTAATTATATTTGTCCAACGATAAACATATGGTTGATATATCATAGATAAACTCCTGTAGAACGCCTTTGAGGTGCTCGTGCTTCGAACTCCTCTTTTAATGGAAATGTATTCTGTGTAACATATCTAATAAGATCACCAAAATGATCATATACATTATCTTTATGAATCTCGCTTGTACCTGGTCTATATACTAGATTGATTAAACTTTTAATAATTTCCCTACAACAAGGATTTACACTAAATCTATTCTGCTCGATTAGTAAATTGACAGCATTGACTGTATCTTTAACACTAGGATTGGTGGCATTATATTTGAATTCACATCTAAATTGCCCTAAAACTTGTTTGAGAATATAGATATCTGTAACACCATAATCTGCTGATGTTTTACGCTGTTGTCCAGCAGCATCAGGACAAATTAGCAATCTTGGCTTTTTCAGTTGATTACCAACCATTCTAGGAACTGCCCATCTAACTTTAATCATTTCTGCTAATTCCTTAGTTCCAGCATTTTCTACAAGTATTTCATCCACCCAGTGTAATTTATTATTATCTAAAATCTGAGCAGCACCCGCACTGAGTCTACTGACATTGAAATCGACACCAACATATATTGGTTTATCCCAATTTATATTCATAGTATTGAGATGTTGACTTTCATTAAAACTTTTATATACACGACCTTCTAAACTTGAGAATTCTACCATAACATCCTGTTGATAACTCGACACAGATTTATTACGCTTGAGTACCTCTATTTCATCCTTACTAATTACGCCCATTTCTTCAGCAGTATATCTACGATAATGCCAATATAATGAATCAATGATTCCTGGTTCACCTTGATTACCATAAATGAAATCATAGAAATGATTCCGTCCATTAGGACTAGATATAATAATCATACGACCACGCTCACGACCTGGAGTAGCAGTTAAACGATTCTGTATTTCATATATTACATCACGCTTCATAATTGCTGCTTCATCTAAAATGGCTAAATCTAATGTTAGACCTCTTATGCGTTCTGGATGATCTGTACTACGCATTATGATACGACTACCATTAGTAAATTCTATTAGTTTATCTGTTTCATTCACAGTGAGAACTTGTTTGCCCATAAAAGGTGTAATCCATGGAGTATACTCTTTCCATACAATATCTGACAACATTTTATAAGTTGGACAAAAATAGGCAATGATGCTACCTGGGTATTTTTCAGCATGAATTATCATTTGAAGGAAACATAATAATGTCTTACCACTACGAATACTAACCACAAAACAACTATTGCGTGAGAGATCAGACATCAATTCGAATAATTCCTGCTGTTTACCTCTAAGTTTAATTTCCATCTTTATCACTATATACAATTGTTATAATTGGTTGTTCACCTGTAGTATCAATATTGATTTCAGCACCATCTCTGGCTTGAGGAATAAATCTATTAAGATACCATTTAAGATCTTCTGTATCATTATTATTTAGAGCCTTAGAAATAGCCACTTCCTTGAGAATATTCCAAGCATTGAATATATCTTTGGCCTCAGCCTCATTGTCTAAGAGTTGGTAGAAATGATATTTAATGTTCTGACTACGACCTGATGGCGGGCGGCCTGCTCCTGGACGCTTGCCACCTCGACCTGTGATCTTTGTTGATTCAGTAATCGCAGGTAAGATTTCCATTTCCTCTTTGGTACTAACAATATTGGTAGTTGTTTCATCATCCATCCATTTATCCTCATTGATTATTCATGATTATTGCGTAATCATTGTATTTACTCTAATTCGAATTAGCAAGATTTAACATTGTAATTTGTGCTTCTAAGTTATCTATAGCCATATCCATTGATTGTAATTCTAAATTAAATTGAGATAAAGTACCTTGTTGAGCGTTGATAGCATCGAATAATTTCACAAGTCCTTCATTAAGTACTTTCTGGTTCATGAACAATGAAGATTGATAGCGATCTAAATTATCAATCCTTTTCTCCAATTCTACGAGTTTATTATATGGGTCGAAATCCATATCTAATCTAAATGGCATTGATAATCTCCTTGATACATAACATATTATATCTCCTAAAATTAAAATAGGGCCCAGCGGACCCTATTGTCTCATTGTATCAGTATTTAACTGATCATCCTTTAGTACAAATCTCTACTGCTACTTGATTATGGCTTGATACTTTTCCAATATACTTATAGGTTATATTATATTTTGAAACAAACTCTTGAAATGCCTTAAATTCATCTAATTGCCACCCAGGATAATTGATATATTCATCGAATAATATAACTGTGCCAGGAACAATATGATTATGCCATACATTAAATATATCACAAGTACTAGAATACAAATCACAATCAATATGAATCATTTTAATTGATTGTATATCATCTACACCTATTTGATTGAATACTATTGATGGCGATAAATCCTTAAATAATCCAATAACCAAATGAACATTTGATTTTACTTTAGGTACAGTTGCCTTAAAACTACCTTTACAAAATCTATTTGTCCAATCATGCGGTAAACCATCGAAACAATCAAGACCAATTACTATGTCATTTGGACATTCTCTAGCAATATGATTTATAGTGCGTCCTGTTGATACCCCAAATTCTAATATCACACCTGGCATTCCTAAATCTTGAATATACTCGCATACATATTGCCTAAGATCATAATCAGTATTAAAATTCATCGTAGTACGCATCTTTGCGAGGTTATATTCTGCTGCTGATTCACTTGCTAATCGTTTAGATGTAAATTCATAATCAATCACATCCTTATTCATACCCATAACATTGCGTTGAATAATGTTAGGTTGTGGCCAACGATACCATTCATTAAATTGATCTAGTATTCTGTTTATTGTTTGTGGAATTTTCATATCTACAAATCCTTTATAATCGTAACAGTATTTATTTAATGATACAACTAATTTTATGGTCTGTTATCTAGATACAATAAACAAAGCATTGAACTGTGATCCCATGGATCTATTATATTTAGATTTAGCAGTATCTTTGGTGCGTAGATTGTTAGGCAAATCAATACCTTTAATATTACACATAACTTCACGCATTGTGTGTGCCATACGCCATGCTACCTTTTTCCCATTGATATGTTTATTTCTCTGATTGAGCACATTATCATATAGATCTCTATACTTGAATAGAAACTCTTTAGTTTGTTCCAAAGCATCATGATGACGATCTCGTAGACTGAATACTTCTGGTTTCTGTTCATAAACATATTCCACAGCAGCCAGAGCACAATACCAATGTTCATTATTCCATTTATGTAAATTGGCATTCCAAATGCGTGTATCATTGATATCTATAGTACCATCTTCTATAATAATATTATTCATTACTTCAGTGATATGGCTCCATAATTCGAAACCTTTTTCTACTAATTCTTCATATTCCTGATCTGTCATTTTAGTTCTCCTTTATTTGTTTAATCAATTGATCTAATTTGGCTTCTAATTTTTCTGCGATTATGATGCCTCGAATTGTCAATACAAAAGTCCAAATCAATAATAAAATAATCATGATTATATCTATCATATCTATAAATTGTTTACAGTCTGACCAATGTATCATCTAGTTCTCCTCAATCTGAACAGTTGCTCTGTTACATAAGTATTTATCTATGATAACAAAATACCGCCTATTATGGCGGTATTTTAGTTGATTTACTTTTGTTTTCTATAACCTAATCGATGTTTTCGAGTAACTGATGCGAGATGATCTGCTCTTCGCACTATCTTGACATTGACTTTGTGCCATGGTTTGGTATTATCGATACGAGTCATTGTTAGATCATCACTACCTTTCCCTCGTTGATTCCATAATTCTGGAGTCCATAATACAACAAACTCCTCCCACTCTAATTGCCAAGATTCATCGCGAAACTTGGCTTGACTACGCATAACTTGAAACGCTCTTCTCATTTTAGGATCATGATCTTGAGTTGTCATTGGTGATCCCCATATATAAATTGATTATAGCCAATAATCTAAGATCATCATCGTCAGTGCTGTTGACAAGACGATCATATGTACTACTATTAGATCCATTTGTGATCTCCTTAGGTTTCTGACCCATATACTCCTTATACCATGCTGCTGGAGGAATCACAATAATATCTCGATGTTGTATATAGGCCAGATAATTCATTATGCTCTCCCTAATAGTTCCTGCTTGATGATATCACCAAATTGCCAAACAATTACACTAATTACAGCAAGGTATGTGGCTTCCATTGGAGCACCTTTAATTACACTAATCACTGAACTCATAAACAATATCATTGATGTAAACAAACTACCTAAATAAATCATAACCATTTCATATCTCCTTATCTTTTGGTATTTCTCTTAATATCTATCGAACCATAAATTATCATTGATATATACATCACGCATACAAACAATCCCATTATTGGACTGCCATAATTGAGTATGGTAATGTAATTTCCTTAAGTTTAGTCCTCAACTCACGAGCATTGCGAATCACATTATTTAGATCTCTAATATATCCCTCTAAAGTTTCTAAATCATATTCTGCTTCGCTCGAGATATAATAAAACATACTATCAATTGGATCACGCAGATCTTCTAATAGATATTCCACTTCTACTAATTGCTGCTCTTCGATATCGCTCATCTCTATTTTAATATTATCTACTACTTGTGTCATTTTAGTTCCCCTTGTTATGTAACAGTCTGCCTGCTACATTAGTATTTACCTATTTACGCAAAATATGGGGTATAATGGGGTCTTTTGAGGTGATTTGGAAGTTGTGGGATCTACTGAGCCCATAACAGTAGCATATCATAGCAATAATAGTGTATATGACCCCAATTTTACGCACTTGTCATAAATACTATTGTAGTGAGATACTACATTAAAATGGAGATATAAAATGACAACAGTGAGCAGCAAAACATACAATGAGTTAGAGACAAAGTGTAATGAGTCATACAATGACCTTATCAATAAACTTGATCAATTACATGACACCATTGACATCATACATACTAATTTACTTACTATCAAGTATCATCATAATCTAGATAAAGTAAATACTGAGCCCCTCGATTATAAGACAATAAACAATCAAGCATTACATAATCAATTAAAATATACCCATAGAGAACCAAGTTGGTCATATAAATTGTTTAAGCGTCTAGGCTTCTAATACACACACACTTAGACAAAGGGCCTCAGGGCCCTTTTATTATTTTAGGAAGTTATATGTTTATAGTAAATAAGTACATTGAGATGTTGATAGTAATTATAATGTTTATCATTATATTCATATTACCAACATTGTTATTATTGGTATTAAATGAGATAATACCAAAAGAGTTATTTAAGTGAGGACCAAAATGGACGCAAAGAGATTCCATACATTTATCGAGAGTCATTATATACTTGAACCATTATTGGTTCAGAAACATTCAGAATTATACAAACAAATATATGTCAGCAGTGATAATAAGGCATATAATTTAATACCTAAAATATTCCCTG